TTCTGCCGCCTGATTACCACGGACAATCAGGAAAAGTCACCTGTGTCGGAGGCGAGGAGTGGGAAATTATTAACTTCCCTGCAATTTGTGAGCAGGATGATGATGTTCTTGGGAGAAAGCTGGGAGAGGCGCTCTGGCCTGAATACTATACGCTTGAGATGCTTCTTGAAACGAAGAAAATGCAGACCTCTAGGAACTGGTGTTCTTTGTATCAACAAAGACCCAGACCGGATGATGCCAATCAGTTTGATGTCGAAAATCTTCTTGTAGACGGTCTGCCGGTTAAATACCCGGATTACTGTGATTCTGTATTTGCCGTCATGGATACCGCGACAAAGGATGGTGCTAAACACGACTCTACATTCGTTACTTATTTTGCCTATTCAAAGTTTGTCGGAACACCACTCGTTATCCTTGATTATGATATGGTGCAAATTGAGGGTGCGATTATTTCTGAATGGCTTCCTAGCGTTGTAGAGCATTGTGAGGATCTTGCAAAACAGTGCGGAGCAAGACTAGGCACTGCGGGAGTTTTTATTGAGGACAGAGCTTCTGGTGCTGTTGTCATTCAGCAGGGTCAGAGAAACGGTCTTCCCGTTACTCCTATTGCTATTCCATTAACGATGCTGGGTAAGTCTGAGAGAGCGATTAATGTCAGCCCCTACGTTTCGAGAGGAATGGTTAAGTTTTCGGAACACGCATACAATAAGCGCGTAGTTTATAAGGGAAGAGAGCGTAATCAGCTTTTATTCCAGATCACCAATTTCAGAGTCGGTTTTGACAACAAGACTGATGACGGCCTCGATACCTTCTGCTATGGAGTATCGTTGGCGCTAGGGGACTCAGAGGGCTTCTAATGGCAGTAGTATCAATGTCCAATGGTATAGAGCAAGGATCTCCTCTGTACGACATCATGATGTGTCAAAGCATCGCTCCTGGAGAACAGCCGTCATATATGGTGGCAAAGGAAATCTATGTGAGTCATCCTCTGGGGAAGAAGATTATTGACTCACCGATTGCAAGGGCAATGAACAAGAGGCGAGAGATCGTTGTTCTGGAAGCTCCTGATGCGATTGTGGATCGGTTTAATCAGGTTTGGGACGAACTTCAGGCAGATTACTATGTGGCAGATTGCTATAGATTATCTAGAATTTATGGAATCAGTTCTCTCGCGATTGTCCCGGAAGATGGGAATACTCAACGCCCTCTTCTCCCAGAAGAACTTTGGAAAGGTAACATCAAGTTTAATAGTCTTGATCCTCTCAATACTGCTGGTTCCTTGGTGGGCATTCTTGATCCTAATCGCCCTGATTTTCTCAAGTATTCAAGCATTGCTGTCCAGGGCAAGCCTTATGCTGCAAGCAGAGCGCATATCCAGCTTTATGAAAACCCTATTTACCTATCTTTTACCAATTCTTCTTTTGGTTATGTGGGTAGGTCTGCTTTCGCTCGATGCCTATATCCTCTCCAGTCCTACCTTCAGTCAATGGTGGCAGACAATCTGGTTATGGTTAAGTCAGGTGTCCTTGTTGCAAAAATAAGCCAACCTGGGAGCATTATTGATCGTGTCCAGCAAGCCGCACAAAATATCCGTCTCAATATCCTTAAGGGTGCTAGAACTGGAAATACTGTTTCTATCAAACCTGATGAAGCTATTGAATCTCTTGATCTTCATTACCTGGACTATCAAAAACAGCGCCAGAACATTCTCGAAACAATTGCTCTATCGCTTGATATGCCAGCGCAGTTCCTTACTTCGGATGCGCTCTCTCAGGGATTTGGTGAAGGCGAAGAAGACGCGAAGCTGATTGCGTCCTATATTGATCGGGTTCGTCTGGATATGAAGAACCTGTATGACTTCATGGACAACATCATCATGCACGTTGCATGGAGTCCTGAATACTACGAATCAATTAAATCTCGCTTCCCCGGAATCCCCAAGACTTATGAAGAATTTTTCATTGCTTGCAAGAGGTCTTTCAAAGCCATCTGGCCAGAAGCTCTGGAGCCTTCTAAGAAAGAGCGAGTCGAATATCAGCGCATCTCCTACGAATCCATTCTTCAGGTCTTTAACGCGCTTGAAAGAGTCTGTGAAGGGGAGAACAAAGGGCAACTCGTAAATTGGGTTGTGTCCAATCTAAATGAGATGGAAACACTCTTTCCTAATAAACTGGAAATTGATGTGGATGAAATCTCTGAACAGTCGCTGGAAGGTCTGCTTCAGCCAATGGGCGGCGTTAATGAAGAAGGTGTACGTCAGAAGACCAGATCCGAAGTAGTGCCTGATTCACAGCCAAGAAAGCCGAAGGCTATTAAGGGCATCAAGGAAAAGCAGCCGACCAAGAACATCGCTAAAGAGAATCGATGAACTATTATCGGAAAATTGATGATCTGGTGGCCAGAGCCTTAAAAGGAGAGGACGTACAAACTCTCCTCTATCAACTGGGCTACTTTATTGATGTTCTACCTGTTAAGGATGTTACTCCCGTCATAAAGCGGAAATTTACCTCTCAAATCGACTATAAAAACCTGCATAAACGGCATGATATTGCCCCTTATGTCATTGCGGCCCTCTATTTCCTGTTTAGGGACGAAAGAGATAATCGCATAGATTCTGCCAAGCGCCTTGCAAAAATGAGGCGTGAAGAGGCCAAGGAGACGGTTCTAAGGCGTTTTGCAGGATGGGTGAGCAGTATTCCTGTGTCCAGAACTATCTCTAACAAGCAAGAGATCGTTAATTTCATCTCTAAGCCTATTAAAGAACTCCCTAAACACGATAAAACGATTGCCGACGATCAGGCAAGGAAGATGGTATCTAATATGGATGCTATCGTTGCCAGAGAATGTGGCGCTATCGGCTACTATTGGCACTCTAATTTTCGAGTCCCCGGATATAATTATCGCAAGGAACACAAGCATCTTGATATAGATGGCAAGTTTATTATCCTGAAAGATAGCTGGGCCTATAAGGACGGTTTGATTAAAAGAGGTAATGAAATTTTCCAAGATGATATTGAGCAGCCAGGTGAATTACCTAACTGTAAATGCTCCTCTAAATACGTTTATGTCCTTGAAAATGTCCCTAAAGATTGCTTGACAAACAAGGGCTTAGAACGTACAAAGGGTAAATAAATGTCCTGTATGGTGGTATATGCCAACAGTATCTGAAGCACAAAGAAGAGCAATGTGGGCTGCCGCTGAAGGGCATTCCACATTAGGTATCCCGCAAGAAGTCGGCAAAGAATTTGTCGAAGCAGATTCAGAGAAATCTATGACTAAGGTTGTGGACGCTCCCGAATCTACTGAATTCAAGATCATGGAAGATATCCGATTTGGACGCCTTCCTAGTCCTCAAAAGTACGGTAACTGTTATCTATTTGATATTAGAGTTACAGGTACTGGCCTTGCAGAAAGGTCTGACGGAGAGATTGCTCACAAGTCTCCCGCGCACTATTTAAACAATGAGTTCCTTGCCCGTTGTAATGGGCTTCCAGTGATTATGGAGCATCCAGACAGTAAACTTCTGGACTCTACATCATTTAAAAACCAGATTATCGGTACTTCATCACTTCCTTATATCAAGGGTGATGATGTCTGGACGATTGCTCGTATCTACGATGAAGATGCCGCAATCAAGATGACTGAAAACCAGTTATCTACATCCCCAGCAGTGACCATCTCAAAGTCCGCAATAAAGACAGGCAATCTCCTTGAAGAAGGAAATCCTAGCTTTATTGACCATATAGCTGTCTGCTCCGCAGGTGTATGGGATAAAGGCGCACCTGACGGAGTTCGCATTGATTCAACCGAGGTACAACCTATGAGTGAAGCAGTTCACGCTCCCTCCGTGGGAGAAGAGGTCCTCAACAAGATTTTGGAGCGTCTTGACTCTCTAGAATCTAAGATGGACTCGAAACATGATATGGGCCACAACAAGCTCGACTCTGAAGAGAAAGAAGACTGCATGAAAGCAGACGAAGGTCTTTCTGCTGAAGAGAAAGAGGAAGTGAAAGAAGAGATCGAAGAGACTCATCACGAAGTGGACTCAAAGGCCGATTCAGAAGAAGAAGCGAAAGCCGATTCAGAGGAAAAGGAAGAAGAAACCAAAGAAGAGGAAAAGGAAGTGAAAGACGATTCACGCGCTGATAGCAAGATCCTTGAACTCGAAAAGCAGATTGCTGCTCTTCAGTCTAAGGTTGCAGACCGTAGTGTAGATGACCGTGAAGAGATGGCTCGCGTCCAGTCTCGCGCTGATTCTATTGCTATGGCTCTTGGCGATACAAATGGCATCGCGCCGTTGATGGGTGAAAGCGTCTTTGCATTCCGTAAGCGTCTCGCTTCTCGTTTTGCAAAGTTCTCTGATCGCTTCAAGGACGTGGATGTAAATGGCATCAAGGACAAGGCGCTTTTTGCTCCTGTCGAAGATGCAATCTATGCAGACAGCATGAGCTATGCAAAAGCACCTCCGGTTGCTGAAGGCACTGTTCACATGGTTGAAAGCCGTGATGAAGCTGGTCGCATGATCCGCACCCCTAGTGCTAACTCTGATCCCCGCGCTTGGATGGATATGTTCTCCAACGGCGCACGGTATCGTGGCAACATCCGAGTCTAAGGAGTAACTAAATGACTACTTTTAACCCCTACGTTATTACCAACGTACAGGACGGCTTCTCAGTACAGTCTCAGGGCTACTGGCAAGGCGATCTTCAGGACGATCCTGCTGTACGTTTCGCTCTGTCTGCTGGTGTTGTAGCAAGCAGCCAGTCAACCCCTCTGTGGGGCGGCGTTGCTGTTGCTGAATACACTGCTGGCTCATCTACTTATGATGCAGTCCAAGGTGGCGCGGCTCCGACGATCCTTTCTGCTACTGCTGTTACCGGTATTTCTGGTTTCACCGTATCTAATGGTTCTTATAGCCTTCCGACCACTCCGCAGTCTCCGGTTCCGCTGGCATCTGCTGGCAACAGTCTGAACTTCATTCGTGTAGGCACTGGCGCTCGCGTAGTTGTCGCTTGTGATAGCAGCATCATTGCTCTTGCTAACTCATTGAACCCGCAGACCATTTACTGGGATGTGGCTAACCTGCGTCTTACGACCACGGCTACTAGCAACATCGCAATCAAGGTCACTCTGTTGGAAGTTTCTTCTAACGGCGCATCTGTTTCCTATAACTCTGGCACTGGCTTCGCAACTTGGAATACTTCAAGTTCTGTAGCGGTTATCATCATCTAAGGAGCGAACTATGGCTAACATTACCGCTGGCTTCGTGCAGATCCATCCCAGCTACACGATGCCCGAACTTATCATGCAGTATCAACAGCCTTCTGGTGCGTTTCTTGCGCTCCCGAATGCTACGATCATGCCCCGTCTTTCACAGGGCGATCTGGCTGTATACATTAAGCGCCTGAACGTAAAGTCAGCATTTACTGCTAACCAGAACGTCAGCAATCAGATTCCGTCTTGCTCTGTTGATTCACTCCAGATCAGCACCCCGACCTATCTGCTTCGTAGCCGTACTATCTACGATCATCATGACATTGCTGCTGCTGGCAACTGGGGCTTCTCGCTTCCTGAAGCACAGCGCCTTGCAATGCGTCAGGGTATCAACCAGGGTCTGCGTAACGGCCTTCTGTACGGTTTCAACCCACAGAACACTGGCGAAGGTCTGCTGAATGCTCCGGGTGCTACCACCCTGAACCTCCCGGCTGACTCTTTCGGCAATGATACTGTTGTTACCTACGATAACGGTCAGATGGCTCAGTTCCTTGCACAACAGGTTGTTGCTGCAAAGATCCGTATGAACCAGCTTGGTCAGGCCGCTCGCGTTGTTATCCTTGGACCGCAGCGCGTTATCGGTCAGTGGCAGTACAGCATCGTTCAGTTGACCCAGTATCAGCGTGAAGGCGCAGGTTCTGCTTCTACTGCACAGACGCTTGAGCAGGTCATTGGCTGGAGCGGTGACGATCTGGAATTCGGTTTCGACGATACCCTTATTGGTAAGGGCGCTGGCGGCACTGATGCAGTCCTGATTGTTATCCCGGAAATCAAGGTTCCGTTTGTTGGTTCACAGCCGAACACCAACATCTTTGCTACCCTGACTCCGAGCCTTCAGGCAACGACTCTGCAGCTTTCCAACGTAGCGGCTCCGATTGAAATCACTTCGCCGCTGCCTGATGGTGCGCTGTCAACTCTGTCTGAAATGAGGGCAACTCCTGGCTGGGCTATTCGCTCACAGGGTACGACCATCATCTCGATGCAGTACAGCTAAAAGCGATATTGGGAGCGGGGTATAATAGCCCC